CCCGTCCCAGACGACCGCATAGACAGCCGGCGCCTGGTCGTTGGCGATCGCCCAGCTGTAGCCGTACAAGCCGGTCGCCGGGTGCGTGATACCGGTCGGCGTCGGGCCGATGACGGCAGCGCCGCCGAGCACCGGGGTGATGGTGATCTGCAGCCCTGTCACGTCGGCGGCCGGCCCGCCGGCGTACTCGTAGAACTGCGCGGTGAGCGTCGCGTCGTCGCCCTGCACGTACTCGGTCACGGTCGCCTCCTCACAGCGAGTAGGTGATGCCGTCGAGGAACAGGGTTGAACCGGCAGCCAGGGCCGTGGTCTGCAGCGCCATGTCGCCGTTGGTCGCGATGGTCAAGGTGCTGTGCGTCGAGGTGACGCCTCGGGTCCGGATCGAGACCTGGCGGATCGTGGACGGTCGGAGTGCCGCCGGTAGGGTGGCGATCGTCACCGACTGGGCGATACCCGCGCCCGCGGCCAGCGCGCTGATCCCGCCACGCAGCCGCACCGTGCCGGCGAGCGGGGACTCGACCCGCCCGGCCGGGTTCGCCACCGTCGCGGGCGCCAGCGCCTCGGGGTTGCCGGCGCCGGTAGCGAACACCGGCGAGAGCCACGCGCCGGGCACGAGGGGCGAGTACCAGGCGCCGGCCACTCGCGTCTTCATGACCTGGGTGGTCGTGTCGAACCACACCGATCCGTCCGGTGCGCCAGCGTCCGGGTCGCCGGCTCCGGCGTAGATCTTCGTGCCCGTGAGCACCGCCTGGTAGAACGCCGGTGTCACGTTGAAGTTGGCGCTGAACCTGGTGATCCCGACCAGGACGGCGTCGGCGTTGTCCAGTGCCTGGAAGACGTTGCCGTTCGGCGGTGTGGCGCCTGGCTTCGCGCGGGCCGTCAGCGCCACCGAGTCGACCGTGGACGCGGTCGCGATCGCGTCGGTGAACGCGGTGACGATCGCGGCAGCGATCGCGGCGTTGCGGGCCGTGACCTCGGCGAGGTCCGCCGTTGTGCGAGCCGCGGCTTCCGCAGTGACCAGGCCCGCGCTGGTGCTGTCCCCGGCGACCCGGGCGGCCGCCTCGGCGGTCAGCGCGGCGATCAGGCCGGTGACGTCAGCCTGGGCGTGGCCGTGCCCGACGTCGGACTTCTCCGGATCCCCGTCGGCGTAGCCGGTGGCAGTCATCGGGTGGTGTTGCCTCGCGGCACGATGACCGCCTCCGGCTCGTCGTCGGCGACCACAGCAACGGCGCCGGGACTCACCGCGGCGCCGGCGGCCGGCTTGGCGGCCTTGCCCCTGGCGGCACCGGCCTTGCCGCTGAACAGCTCCGGGCGCTCGACGACGAACGGATCCTGCGCATCGAACTCATCGCCCTCACGCAGCCACCGCTCGCCCGTCGACGAGCCGGCGAAGCCAGTCATGTTCGCTGTGACCTTCACGTCTGGTCTCCCTGTTCCCGCGCGTCCAACATGGCCCGCTGCGCCTTGTAGCCGTCGAAGGTGAGCAGCTGGTCTTTCACGTGGCCGAGCTGCACGCCGGTGTTGACGAAGACGGGTAGGCCCACGACGCCGGCGCGCATGCAGAACGTGATGTCCTCGCTCATCGGCCGCTGCCCGAACTCCCGCTCCTGGAACCACGGAAAGGCGGGAGAGAACCCGACCTGACCGTTGGCCTGCTGGTAGTCGCGAATCGCGACCAGCGCGGACCGGTGCATCAGCAGGCACGCGCCGCCGGTCGCGAACACCTGGAACATCGCGTTCGGTGGCCACACCTGGTAGCGCAGGAACTGCGGATCGGCCTTGGTGCCGGACAGCTCGTACATCGTGGGGAACAGCAGTCCCATGTCGATGCCGAAGCACAGCCCGCCGACGATCGGCGCGTTCTCCGGATCGGCGTGCTCAAGCAAACGCTCCAGAGTGTCCGGAGCGAACTCCATATCGGTGTCGACCATCCACAGCCACTCGGCCTGCGTCTCGCCGAGGAACTTGCGGACCATCTCGTTCCGGGTTCCCGCGACGTTCACCCCGGACCGGTAACCGATCCGGCCGCCCCCGTCGAGCAGCCGGCGATGGTTCACCGAGTCGAACACCGTCAGGTTGAGCACGGACTCGTGGAACGCCGCCTCGACCCGGCCAGGGTGGCAGTACGCCAGCACCACGCTGCCCGCGATCACACCGCTTGCAGCCGCCCGCCGCGGCGTCGGTCCCCGCTTCGTCATCTTGTCTCCCAGGTAGGCGAAGGGCCCGGCACCTGGGATGCCGGGCCCCTCTGTCCCCCGAGAGCTACTCGGGGGCGTCGATGGAACTGATCAGGCGAGCGCGACCGCCGCCGGGACCACGTTCAGCTGCAGCAGCCGGAACGCGTCCGCGTCGACCACGTCGGCGCCGACCCGCCAGAACGCGAACCAGCCCGCCTTGCCGTTCGGCCGGCCGGTCGCCTGGTCCTTGACCATCGGCTCGTAGAGCACCGACATGCCGACCCGGTCGACGATGTAGTACTTCTTGAAGTCGCCGCAGAGCAGCACCAGCGCGGCGTTCGCCACGGCCGCGGCCATGGTCGACGCCTCGTACTGCGGCTGCCCGATGAGCTCCTTCGGCCGGCCCATGCCGAGGTTCGCCCAGAACGCGGCGGACCCGGTGGTGTCGAACTGGCGGATCTTGTTGTAGATCGCCTTGTTCGCCAGCCACGACGCCTCCGAAGCGTCGCGCGGCCGCAGGGCGTCGGCGACCCGGAACACGTCCGTGACCGTGAACGTGCCGGTCGTGGTCGTGCAGCTGATCAGCGACGCGGTCACCGCGGCGACCGCAGCGACGACACCGCGCGGCCGCGTGGCGCCGACGTTGGCGGTCGCGAACGCCGCGCCCTCATGCCGCGCCTTGCCGTCGGCCAGCAGCATGCCGAGCTCGGAGGCGAACCCGGAGTCGGCGAGCACCTCGTAGGTGCCCTCGACCCAGATGTCCGCGCCCTTCGGCGTGATCGTCGGCTGCGCGAACGTCGGCGAAGCGTCGGCCGCCGCGGTGCCTTCCGCGCGCCACTCGGCGGAGACGCCGGCGGACGAGACACCGTTCCACGTGTCCGTGGCGATCGTCTTCACCGTCGAGATCGACCGGATCGGGTCCGCGATGCCGGCGTTGGTGAGGATGATCGTCGGGTCCAGCGTGAACGGCACGAGGTAGCCGCCGTTCGCGTCGGTCAGCGTCATCGACGCACGCAGCAGCGGGCCGGCGAAGCCCGAGGCCATGTACTCCTCGAACTGCTGGTGATACTCGTCCGAGCCGGTGAGCAGCGCGTGCCGGGCGATCAGCGGCGCGTGCTTGTTGTCCAGCTGCAGCAGCTGGGTGACGTGCTCGCGGGCCTGGTCGTTCATGTGGTCCGGCGCGTCCTCGACCGCCTGCTTGGCGCGGGCGATCACGTCGGCGCGGCTGATGCCGCCGACCCGGACGATGTCCAGGCCCTCGTACGGGTCGCGGTTCGTCCGCACCACGAGGTCCGGGCCCTTGCCGCCCGGCTTGCCGCCGGGCTTGTCGCCGACGCCCGCCTCGCGGTTGCCCGGGTCGATCGAGGCCGAGCGCACCAGCGCCAGCTTCTCCTCGTACGCCAGGGCGTCGGTGTGCTCGGCGGTGAGGGTCTCCCACTCGCCGAGCGCCGCGCCGGCGCGGGTCACCTGGTCGTCGGTGGGCTCCTCCAGCTCGTCGAGCCCGACCAGCTCGGTGCGGAGCAGTTCCAGTTCTGCGGCGATCGCCGCGGCATTCCTGCGCTTACCCATTGGGGATCAGCACTCCCTTCGAGATCATCTCCATGCGCAGCCGCGCACGGGCAATGGCCAACCGACCGGAGTGCTGCTGCGGCTCCTCGGCGCCGGCCCCCGTCGCGGGGGTGGCGGGATCTGTCGCCGGCTCCGTGACCGGAGTGGCGGACAGCATGCGGATCAGTTCCGCGCGCTCGGCCTCGTCGAGGCCGGCGATGTCGTTGACGATGTGCTCAGCCGAGCGCACCGTGAGGATCGAGGCGGTCTCGTACGCCGGGTTCGGCGTCGGCCCGTACTCGGTCAGGGCGATCTCGGTCCGGGTCACCGTCGGCAGCGGCTGCCCGGGGCGGGCCCGGGGAACGCGGCCGGCCGGCGACGACTGGATCGCCCGGCCGTTGAACGACTGGCCAGTGATGTCGCCGTTCCGGATCGACTCCAGCACCGCGTCGGCGAGCGCCGACCGGTTGTACCGGGTCACGGTGAGCAGACCGCGCTGCTCGGCGCGGATCTCCAGCGGGGTGCCGATCGGCACCGAGCCGAGGTCGGACGGGGTGCCGTGCAGCGTCATCCCGTGGTGGTAGAAGACGCCGACCTTGCCGGCCCGCTCGACGAGCGTCTTGGTGAACGCAGTCCGGCCGATCACCTCGTTGTAGTGGCCGTGCTTGTCGCGGATCTCGGCCGGGGTGTCGAACACCGCGGCGTAGGCCTCGACCGTGCGGCCGTCGCCGCCGGCGCGGATGACGATGTCCTCCAGCGGGAACGAACGCGCGAACGTGTTCGTCATGCTGCCTCCTTGACCGGTGCGGGTGCGGGTGGCTGGCCGAGTCCACTCGGGACGTTCAGGCCGGCGCCGGCCTTGTTCAGCAGCGCCCGTGCCTCATCTGCGGTGAGCAGGACGCCGACGCCCAGGTAGACCTTCTGGACCATCTCGACCAGAGCCCGCGCCTCGACGACGGCCGGGTCCTCGACGTCGTCGGGGACGGCCTTGTCGTCGCCGGCGCCGATCGGCTGCAGCTGAACGGAGTACAGCCCGGTGTGCTTGAGCAGCGTCATGTCGCCGGCCTCGACCGCGCTGGCTACCGATTCGGGGGTGTAGCCCGCGGTGATGAGCGCGGCC